ATTGGGTGCCATGTTAAAGCAAATGTTAACTGATTTAGATAATCATATTAAAAAGAAATAAATTATGGGCAAAATACCTGAAATTAATATTATTTTAAAGGAAATGATGGTTAAAGGGGGTGATGTTGTTTTTACAAATAAAAGTTTTTACGATAGGACTAATTTATTTGGTAAATTAAAAATGATTTGGCGTTGGTATTGGACTGAAAGTGAAACTAAACCTTGGTTAGCTTATCTTAATACAAGAATTAAAATAAAATGGGAACCAGAATTAGCTCAAGATTTAAATGTGTTTCATAATCCTGACGCTGAATCTGAATTAATTCAATTATTAGAGAAAGAAATAATAGATGGGTAGTTAACTTCATTGATGATTATAAGGGTATTCAACCATACGCTGTTAAAACTGTAACCAAATCTAAATTAATTGATGGTTCTTGGTCTAATATTATAATTACTCTTTATGACCTTATTGGCCCATCAACGACTCAAGCATTAATGGATGGTATTCGTTCTGAATGGCAAATTAATTATAGAGAAATTCCACACATCAAATATAAATTAAATATGCTTGACCCAACAGGCGCGGTTGTAGAAGAATGGTTAATTACTGGTAAATTAAAAGAAGTTGATTTTGGAGATTTAGATTATGTTAATACTGAAATTACAGAAATTAAACTTTTAATTGAACCTATTAGTGTTATTTTAAATTATTAATAATTTAAAAAAATAATTAAAAAATAATGGCCTGACTTTAAAATTACTATAAAAAGGGTTTTTTGTAAGTTTTTCTATATTTATATATAAAAAGATTTTGTATGAATATAATGAATAATGTGATACACCCATCAGCTAGTGCTGATTTCACTGGTTACACATATACGAAGGTATATGCTGGTGCTATTGCAACTCCAACAATTAATGGTACTTCAGTAGCAATGGCCGCTGGACATACCATTGATATTCTTGTACAATCTATTTCTGGTACAGCTAATGTATATGTATTAGGGTATAAAAAAATTATAGCACCTTCGGTGATAAACGGATAAAATAAATTAACAGTTAAAAATGGAAAAGAATAATAATATTAGACCAGTTGGTTTAAAAGGAAATGACCAAGTAAACAGGATGCGTTCATTAATGGGAATGACACCTATTCATGAAAATACAAAAACTTCAGTTGTTGAACTAACTAAAATGGGTCCTGATGGTATGGTTTATGGTATCGTTAGAGAAAACCATAAATATTTTATTAAAATAACTAATAAAAAACAAAATTTAGTTGCTGAAGATTTTATGTACATCGGTGGTTTGAAAAACAAAACCGAAAAAGCATATGATAGCTATTCTCAAGCTACTAAACAATTAAATCTTAAATTTTTAAGTCTTAATGAAGCTTTGGGTAAAACTGAACAAATCAATGTCTTAAAAAATGATAATTTATTAGCTGAACAATTTGATGCTTATCCTGAAAGCCCAAAAGGAAGTCAACCAGACAAACCATTAGGAACCGTTAAAGAAATGGGGAAAAATGATGGTCATGAAAAAGAAATTATTGGTGATGAAGGTGAAGAAGGAAACCCTGATGTTGACACTCCACCTGTTGTAGAAGAAGATGAAGAAATCACTGAAGAAGATGGTGTTGAATTAACTGAATCTGAAAAAGCTATCGATAATATTATTCGTGAGTTAAGGGGTGATGTATTAACCGAAAACCAAAAACTTAGTATTTCTACAGCGATTAAAAAAATCCAAGAAGGCGAACAAAGCTCAAAAAAAAAAGTATAGTTGAACTTGATAATATTTCAGGTCAAGAAAATATAGGATACCATGATAGACTAAATAAAGTCTATGGTGATATCCCTAATATTATTGGTTTACATTTTGGTGAGAAGTCAAAAGAATTAACTGGTAAACTACACACAGCTGTTAATAACAGCGATTTCCAAGGTCAAAATAATGTTAGTTGGAGCGTAAATTATGAAGATGGTTTAATCCTTCGTGGTTATTACGGTAAAAATGGTCGTACTATTAGTGTATGGGCTAAATACTATTCATTCAGTATGGAAAGTGCTATTGAAGTTTGTAAATTAATTGGTAAATTAATTGGGATGTGGGGTATGGATGCTTCAGAAATCAATTCTCACGTTTCAGAAATAGTAAAAGCTTTAACAGGTGAGTATAACACTGACCTAGATGTTATTTTAGAGTCAAAAAAATTAGCTGAAACCAAATTTAAACTTAAATTAGATAACCCATCACCTGAGCCACAAGCTCCAGATATGGGTACTCCAGCTTCAGGTGATGAATTCGGTGGCGATATTCCAAGTGAAGAACCTATGGATGGTGGTTTTGGTGGTGAAGAAACACCTTCAAGTGAAAAGCCATTTGATGATGAGCCATTCGATGCTGGCGTTGAGGCTGATGAAGATGCAAGTCCAGAAAAATACATACAACAATTATCAGGTAAATTAGGTCAAAGCTTAAGAAAATACACTGAAGATATGGGCGCACCTGACTATGATTTAGAAAAATTCGCAATCAATTCTGTATTGTCCGCAACCAACTCTGGTGAAATGGACCAAGAAGACCAATCAGACATCATACAAAAAGTCAAATCATCAACTACTGATGGGACTGGTAAGAAAAATGACGAGCCAGAAACAGCTGATGACGGAACTAATGACGAAGCTAATGGTGATGAAGAAGGTTTAGATTTAAGTGGAATCGACATGGAAGAAAGCCATAATTCAAATGCCAATAAAAAAACTGTATTTCAAGACCCTACTTTAGGTGTTAAAGATGATGGAATGGAAGAAAATAAGTATTTAAACTTGGAAAATATTAAAAAAAGTAGTAACATTGTAGATAAACAAATAATTAAGAAAATGCTTAAAGAAAGTCTAACTACAATTGAGCCACAGGTTAAGCCACAGGTTAAGCCAAGTGTTGCTCCTACTAGAAGAGCTAAACCTTATAGAATCATTCCTGAACAATTGCCTGACCCAAAGCCAAAAGCTGAAAAAAAAAAGGGTGATGCGACATTCATAAAAGATTCTGGGTTTTCAGAAGATGGAAATTCGGTAACTATTAAATTTGATGTTGAAGGTCAACCAAATAGATTTGTCGCTAATTTTATCAATTCTGGCGAAGTGTTGGAGAAACCTAAAGCTTATGATGAACCGTATGTTTACGCATACGAAACAGAGAATATAATGCCTAATGGTAAACAATATTATGTAGAAATAGCTAAATTTGGCCATCAAGAAAATCCTGATGCCCCAATATTTATTGATGGTGATATTCCTGTAATACACGAAGTTTAAGATGAATGAGTTATATTTAATATATGTACATGAGATTGGATTCGACCATGAAGATAAATACTTCTATGAATTCATTTTTAGTGACAGTATAGAAAATATTGATGCTGAAGGGTGGGACTCTTATCCAGCATCAGGAAATCCTAGCGCACCTACGGGTGACTTGGTTAAAGAAGTTGGTAAAATAGAACTTGATGGAAATTTAATTGTTGCACAAAACAATGAACAATTTTCAATGTGGGATGCTACCGATGGAATTATACCTTTAGCTTGGGAAAATATAGATGGTATGGAAGAATACCCAGAAAAAAGATTAGTATTTCCTTTTGGGATATCATTGACAGCCGTTAATGATATATTATATGAAAGGGATATCAGAATAACATTTAAAAAAGGATTAAAAAATGTCAAACAAAAGTAAATTAAAAGAAAATAGCGGGCTTAATCTTAGCGTTAGTAAGGCAGATTATAAAGATAACGAGCAAACATTAGATAACGCTGTTGGTACTGATGGTTCAATAACTATTTCAAATAAACCTAAAGGGGTTGGGATGACAACAGAATCTGATGTAAATGAGTCAATGAATGGTAATTCAGAACAACAAGCTTTTTTTGCTGGGTTAATTGAAGGTAATAGTTCACATGAAGGTACTTTTGTTGGTGAGATGAGTAAAAATAGATTAGCTTTAATGGCTTGGGAGCGTTACAAATCGAATCAACTACCAGAAATTCCAGATGAAGAAAGGTTTGAAAGAGGTAATGAATATGGAATTAGAGGTGAGAGTTTTGATAAATTAATGGAAGATTTAAAAAAATCTAGTGCACCAAAAATTAAAATCAATGAAACTATCAACCCAAGAATTAAGAAATCAGATTTAATAAATTATATTAAAAACAAAAAATAATGTCAAATAAATATAGAGCACTTGCTATTAAATCTTTAAGTAAACCTAAAAAGAAAGGTAAGTTATTCGAAAGTAGAATGTCATACGATGACGCTCACAAAGAACGAATGGCACCAGCTTTAGAAAGACAACTTAGAGAAAAAACACATTCATTAGGTAAGCACCCAGCTTTTCCTGATGATGATGAAAGTAACTTTGAAGAAAAGTTAATGTCTAAACGTTTTAAAGATGTTTTAAAGGCATTTAAAAGGCATCACGGTGTTGAAGAAATTAATGTTGATGAATTCTTAAGTGGGCAAGCTGATTTAATGAGACAAATTATTAAATTAGAACATAAACATGAAGATGAGTTAATTGAAATGGCTATCAATATGGTTAGAGAAGAATTTGATGTAACTGAAGAAGATGTTATCATAGAAGCTAAATTTACTACTGATATGTCTTTAAATAAAGATATAAACAAATTAAAAATCAACCCAACAACAAATATTGAATTTGATAATCACGATGAGTTCGTTCAAGCTAATAAAGAAGTATATAAACGTAGAATGGTTAATGCTTTGATACAAGGTTCAGCTAAGAAAACAAACCATATGTTCCATATGATTGATGCAGAATTACAAGAATTAGAACCAATGTTACCTAACTTGTACGCTAAATTAATGAGTGCCGCTGATTATATGTATATGGTTCAAGATGACCATAAACCTAGAATGATTGGTGGGATTGTAAACGTTGAATTTCCTAAGAGTGAGGGTGATATACCTAAAATCATTGTAGAGGCTATGACGTTGCCTGTATTGATTCATGAGATAGTTAAAGGTGTTATGGAGATACTTTCATATCATGGTTTACCAAAAGACCCTAAAATCGCTCAATTTGTAATTGATAAAGCTGATTTTATGGCCGCTGAAAGTTGGGATATGAGATTAGGCCCACCAATTTGGGAAGCGTTTGCAGAATCAATTCCAGCGGAAGATTTTGGGTTAAAACATCATGTATATGTTGAATTGGTATCATTACCAGTTGATGAATTTAATAAAGCGTTGAAAGAAATTCTTATGGGTACTAGAGCTGGTAAAGCTAAGGTCGAAGAGATGTTGGAAAACGTTAAAGATGAATTAAAAAATGATGAATTTGATAATGCTATGGCTATGTTAAGTGATGATGATTACTTTGGGTCTGAAGATTTAGATAACTTAAATGACGAAGATTGGTTCATGTAACCATAATATATTTAGTTTACGAGGGCACCTTTAAAGTGCCCTTTTTTTGTTTTTAGGCATTTATAGCCACTTTTAGTATATTTATATATAAAAAAGTATGCTTACAGCTGGTGAAGTATTAGAGGAATATGGTAAATGCCTAATGGACCCTTGCTATGCGATTACCGAATTTTTAAAAACATTCGATAAAACGCAAGAAGGTTTTGTGCCTTTTAAATTATTCCCAAAACAAGTTGAAATTGTTGAAGCTTATAGAAATCATAGGTTCACAATGGTTACTAAACCTAGACAGGCTGGCGTATCTACTACAACAGCGGCCTATGCTTCAGTTATATCAGTTTTTGCTGACCCTAACAACCCTGAACATATATTAATCCTTGCCAACAAACAAGACATGGCCTTTGAATTCTTGGATAAAATTAAAGACTTTATTGTTCAATTTCCAAGATGGGTGTGGGGCTCTGATTATTATGGTACACCTGAAAAGGAAAGTAAATCAATATTCTCGACAGAATCTAAAAAAGAACTTAAATTACCTAACGGTAGTAGGATTAAAGCTGTTGCTACATCTAAAAACGCATTAAGGGGCTTCACACCTACTTGGTTAATTATGGATGAAGCTGCCTTCATCGATAATGGTGCGGTAACCTATACAACAGCGTTAACAGCTTTAGGTACTGGTGGTCGTGTTTCTTTAGTTTCTACACCTAACGGTTACGATGAATTATATCATAAAACATATGAACAAGCAAAAAGTGGTGATAATGATTACCATGTAGTTGAAATGAAATGGTATCAAGACCCACGATACACCACAAATCAAAATTCAAAACTAAGAGATTTAGTTTGGATTAATGAAGAAGATGAGACTGATATAATAAAAGAAGTTAAGTACATAAATTTCGGTGATTCTGAAGAAACCGTTGAAGGTGTTTATGGTCATTATGAAGATATGATTAGAAAGGGTTATAAACCTAGTTCAAGTTGGTACGTTAGTATGTGTAGGGGTATGAACAATAATAAACGTATGATTGCTCAAGAGCTTGATGTATCGTTTATTGGTTCTGGTGGTAACGTTATTGACACCAAAGATATTCAAAGACAGGAAAAATTATTTGTTACTGAACCTAATTGGATTGAAAACGATGAGTTTGGTGAGATTTGGTTATGGGAAAAACCAATTGCTGGTCATCAATATATTTTATCTGCCGATGTTGCTAGAGGTGATGGGGAAGATTATTCAACCATTATCATATTAGATTTCACTACAATGACTCAAGTCATGGAATTTAGAGCTAAATTACAATCTGATTTATTAGGTTATGTAGTTGATAAATGGGCTAGAATTTATGAAGCTTTGGTTGTGGTTGATATTACTGGTGGTATTGGAGTTGGAACTGTTAATAAATGTATGGAAATTGGTACACCTAATTTATATTATGGTGAAACAACTAACAAACCACTTGATAAGAAAACTAATAAGGTTAAATTTGAGAGTGATGAAGGTAAGTATCCAGGTTTTAACTGTTCGGCTGGGCTTAGAACGCCAGTAGTTGCTCGTTTTGAAATGATGATTAGAACTATGGGTGTTAAAGTTCGTTCTAGGAGATTAATTTCAGAAATGAATACATTCGTATTTAAAAACGGTAGAGCTGACCATCAAGATGGATTTCACGATGATTTAATTATGGCTATGGCTTATGCATTGTGGGTAGCTGAATATTCATTTAAAAAATTAGCTGTAGCTAAAGAGAAAACTAAAGCAATGTTAAGCGCATGGTCAATAAATAACGCTGGTAATAGAGCACCTAGTGATGGTTATATTAGTGACGCTTTCATTTCTAAGACAGATAGACAGAAAAAAGTAACAGCTAAACAGCCTAAATTCACACCACAGGTTGCAAAAAATATGCAAGACCCTACAGGTAAATACATGTGGTTATTTAGTGGTAGTAGATAATAAATAAATTACTATTGATTAATATCAAAAATTTAGTATAATATATAAAAGATTAAAAAATGACACAACAAAAGTTAACAGTATTTCAAAAACTAGGTAATGTTTTTGGTAAAGATGGGTTAAACCCACATGTTAAAAAAACCAACAAATATTCGTTAGGTAATAGTGAGTTACTTAAAACTCAAGATAAAGGTGAGTTTGAAGTTGCTAAATTACAAGCGCAACAAAATAAGTATTTACTTAATCAATGGCAAAAAGTTGATGGTGAATTATATCAACAAGCTATCCATTATGAAACAACAAGAATTGGTTCATATTCTGATTTTGAAACTATGGAATTCTATCCAGAAATTTCAGCTACTTTAGATATTTTCATGGAAGAATCAACAACACCAAATGATAAGGGTGATGTAATCAATGTATATTCAGGTAGTAAACGTGTTAAAAGAATATTGGAAGATTTATTAATCAATAGATTAGATATTCACACATCTTTACCTATGTGGACCAGAAACCTTCCCGTAAGAGAGGATAGTATAATTCCATTATTGGATGGAACTGAGGTAACTATTAAAGATTTATCCAAAATAATTAAAAATGGTGAAGAAGTTTGGTCTTATGCAATTCAAGATAATACCAAGGCGATTGTACCAAGTAAAATTATTTGGTGTGACCTTACAAGAAAGAATAGTGAATTATTTAGAGTGACCTTTGATGATGGGACGCATATTGATACCACACCAGACCATGAGTATATGCTTAGGGACGGTTCATTCAAGAGAGCTGACCAGTTGAGTAAGGGGCAGTCGTTGATGCCGTTTTATACTAGAAAAAGTGAAAAGAAAAAAGATTGCATAGATGGTTATGAAAAAGTTTATAACCCATCAACTGGTAAGTATAAATTTACACATTCTATGGTTTCACATCAGTGTGTCCGAGATTTGGATTATGAAAAATCTATTGGGTGTCAATTTGATACTCACCACGTAGATTTTAATAAATTGAATAATGACCCACGTAATTTAAATAGAATGACGCATTCTGACCACTTTAAATTACATGTTAAACATTTTGATAAAATATTAGGTTCACCAGAGGTTATTAAAAAAAGAATGGATGGGATTGATAAATACTTAAGGTCTGATGAGAGAAAAGAACGACTTTCTTTAGAAATGAGTGGAATTTACCCAAAATATTTCGAAGAATATAATAATAGTGAGTTACATAGCGAACATAATTTAACCAATTGGAAATCTGGTGAGTTCATACAAAAAACTAAAAAAGGTATGACGATTGAACTAACAGATGGGTGTTTAAATTATATTTCTGATTTAATTATTAAATCAGATAAATTCATCCCTATTAGTAAATTATCCAAATTATTAAAAGGTGATGATAAATTTATAGAATTATTTAAAATAAATTATAGATTAAGAAAGGATATTACTAAATCAATTAACAAAACCACTTTAAATAAAAATTTAATTAGAAAGATTGGTTTGAATTACTTTGACTATGTATCATCAATTAACCCAAGTTTAGTGTTAGATAAGGGTTACATAAAAGCTAAATCAATTAGTTTAGGTAGAAAAAAAGAAAAGGTTTTACTAAATCATAAAGTGGTTTCTGTTGTTAAATTAACTGAAACTTCTGATGTATATTGTTTAGAGGCAGTTGGTCCAAATGGTGAAAGTGATAGACATAATTTCCCAATTTGTAGTAAAGATTCTAATAATCAACATACTAGAGGTGGTGTATTTTTGTCCAACTGTAAATATGGGGATAATTTTGTTCATTTAAATATAGACCAAACTGCTGGTATCATAGGTGCTAGACAATTACCTAATTTTGAGATAGAGCGTAGAGAAAATGATATTCAAGGTATTATATCACAATCTCAGTTAGAGGGGGTTAATGCTGATGAAGGTAAAAATAAAACTAGATTCTTTTGGAAGGGTAGGGATATTACATTTAATTCTTGGCAAATAGCTCACTTTAGATTATTAGGTGATGATAGAAAATTACCTTATGGAACTTGTTTAAAAGGTGATACTAGAATTAATACCATCGATGGGGTTAAAGAAATTTCGGAAATTAAAAAAGGTGATATAGTTTATAGTTTTAACATTAAGACACAGTCTATAGAATCATCACCAGTTTTAGATACGATAAATTCTGGTAAAAAAGAATGTTTTAGAATTGGTAGTAGACACAATTTTGTTGATGCCTCTAAAGAACATAAAATATTAATATTAGAAAATGATGAGTTTATTTATAAAAATGTGTTAGATTTAAAATTAGGTGATTTATTAGTAATTAATAAAAATGAAAAAACTAAAGAACTTATTAAAATAGATAAAAGTAAACCAAATGATAATAAAAATGGGTGGTCTAATGATATGGATTTATTTCCAGATTATGTAAATGAAGATTTTGCACAATTATTTGGCTTTTTAATTGGCGATGGATGGGTAAATCACACAGTAAATACGGTATCTTTTGTCTTAGGTGAGGATGAAGAAACAAATGAATATTACATAAATTTATTAAAAAAATTCAGTGGTGGTAATCCTAGAGTTGTAAATAATGGTAATCAAGTAGTTTTATCATCTAAATTATTATCAACAATTTTAGAAAGGATGGGATTCAAAGGAAAGTCATACGAAAAAAGATTACCAAAATGGATTTACAATACAACCCCTGAAATACAAAAATCATTACTAGCTGGTTTAATGGATGCCGATGGTTGGTGGACTAAAGATGAGTGGGTTGTTGGTTGTCATATTGAATTGAATAATGAACAATTAATTAAAGATTTAAAGATATTATTACAACGAATTGGTTATAAGTCTGGGTCAATTAGAAGTAGGGTTAGAAAATCCCCAATTATTGAAGGTCGTGAAATTAAAAATGTTAGAGAAAGTTTTATGATAACATTTTTTGATTCATATTTAACCCAAATGAAAAAATATGAAAATAGTAATAGGTTATTGGATAACTATATATTAGAGCCGATTACTATAATTGAAAGTATTGGTGAATTTGAGACATTCGATATTTATGTGGAAAATGAAAATCATAATTTTTATGCTAATAATATTGTGGTTCATAATAGTTTCTTAGAAAAAGCAAGACGTATCTGGAAACAATTGATATTGGCTGAAGATGCTATGCTTGTTTATCGTGTAACTAGAGCACCAGAAAGACGTGTATATAAAATATTTGTTGGTAACATTGATAATGAGGATATTCCTGCTTACGTAGATGAAATTGCAAATAGATTTAAACGTTCTCCACTTATTGACCCACAAACTGGTCAAATGGATTTAAGATACAATCAATTAGGTATTGACCAAGATATTTTCGTTCCAACAAGAAGTGAAGATGCGGCCACACCAATTGATACCCTTCCAGGTGCGCAAAACTTAGACCAAATCGCTGATATTGAATACTTACAAAGAAAATTATTCACAGCGTTAAGAGTTCCAAAAACATTTTTAGGTTTTGAGGAACCAACAGGTGAGGGTAAAAACCTTGCATTGCAAGATATTAGATTCTCAAGAACTATAAACAGAATTCAACAAGCAATGCTTCACGAATTAAATAAAATTGCGATTATCCATTTATACTTAATGGGCTTCCATGATGATATAGATAATTTCACATTAACGCTTAATAACCCATCAACTCAAGCTGAAATGCTTAAGATTGAACATACTGCGGCTAAAGTAACTCTTTACAAAGATGCTGTAGCTGATGCTGGTAACGGTTTTGGTGCTATGTCAATGACTAGAGCTAAAAGAGAAATCTTAGGTTGGAGTGATGATGAAATTAAGCAAGATTTACTTGAACAAAGAATTGAAAAGGCTGCGGCTGCTGAATTAGAAAACACTGCTAATGTAATTAAAAATACTGGTGTATTTGATAGAGTAGATAGAGTTTATGGTGATATGGAAATGGCTAAAATCGGTGGTCAAGTTGATGAAGAAGGTAATGCTGCTGGTGAATCTGGTGGTAGTGCTGGAGGTGGTGGCGGCTTTGGTGGCGGCTTCGATGCTGGTGAATTAGATTTGGGTGATGAAGAAATTGATACTGAAGGTGAAGAAGGGTTAGGTGAAATTGGGGGTGAAGAAGGATTAGGTGGACCTGAAGCTGGACCTGAAGATACTACAACTGAAGAAGGTACAACTAAAAAAGGTAGATTAATCAATGAAACGGTTAATAAAAAACCTAAAGACATTTCTACTAAAAAGTACTTAGAACTGTTAAATGAAAGTGTTAGTGAAGATGATAAGAACAACAACGAAATCACTAAGATTTACGATAAATCCATCAAATTTAATGATGATTTAAATTCAATGATTAATGAAATAGATTCGAAATTGGGATAATAATTGTTTTTATATTAATTATAACATATTTATTATAAAAAAGGAACAATGCAAAATTTTGGACAAATAAATGAGACTTTTAAGAATATACTAGTTGATAGTATAATCACAAAAGACAAAAAAGGTAAAAGTGTTTTCAAAGCTTATGTTAAAGCTTTGAAAGAAAACAAAATATTAAAAACCCAATATTCGGTTTACCAAAAATTAGAAAATAAAGTCAATGTTGCTAACGAAGAAGAACGTTCAGCAATATTTGTTGAAGAGTGTATTTCTATGTTACAAAAATTAGGTAGAGATAATATAGTTGAAACTAACAATAAATTGGTTAATTTTCTAAAGAAAAATGGTTATAAGGTTTATGCTGATGAATATGATTTCAAATCACTTCATGAGCATATAAACAATGTGGCTTTTTTAGAAAGAAATGTTAAAAATGTTAATACTATAGTTGAATCTAAAATGTTCATTAAAAGCTTTTCAAATTTAACTGAGAAAAAAGAATATAAAGTGGTTGAGCCTTATTCAAATAAAATGCTATTACCATTATTGAAGAATAAATTCAATGAAAAATACGCTAATTTAAGTGAATTAGAAAAGAAAGTAATTAAATTAAGTATTAATGGTACGGATAGTGATAAAAAGGAATTATATTCTGGAACTATTAAAGAATGTGTAGCGTTGGTAAATGAACAACTTAAAGAATGTTCTATAAACCAAAAAGACACTTTATTACAAGTAAAAGATAAGTTATTAAGATATAACTTTAATTTAGATAACTTTGCATCAGAAATGAGTGAAATGAATTATTTAAAAACAACATTAAATTAAAAAATGAATTTTTTATTACAAACTGGTGTTGCGCCAGAAATACTATCTTGGCTAGTACAACAAGCACCAGTTATTGTTGTAATGGGAGCTGCTATTTATTGGTTAGCTAAAAAATTAAATAAAGCTGAAACTGATAAAGACGATTTAGCAAAAGATGTTATCAAATTAACAACTTTATGGGAAGAAAAAAGTGATAAAATTGATGCTAAAAGTGATAAAATCGATGAACGTAATCTAAAACTAACTGAACAGATTTTAGAATTACTTCGGGATATTAAATTAATAGTGAGTAAACAATAAAATGAAAAGTATAATCGATAGATTTTTTCCAGAGAAAAACGAAAATTACACAAAAGCTATATATGGTCTTGCAAACTTTAAGAAAAGTTTTGATGGTTTCGTTATTGCATTTCCAGATATAACTCCTAATGAAATTATGTTTGTTAAGGAGAAATGGGAAGAGTTACCTAAAAGTATTTCTAATGGTGTTAAAATTATGGCACTTAGTTTTATTGATGATTATAAAACACTATTGACTTCTTATAACCCTAATTCTTATGTTATGCCACACAAACATGATGAAGAATTTGAATACGGTTTAGTTATTAAAGGTGAATTGATTGATAAGTTTACAGGCAATCGTTACAAGGTTGGTGATAGATATGAGTTTGAACCAAAACAACTACACTATTTATGTTCAACCCAAAGAGGTTGTTTGGTATATTCTACATTAAGTGTTAATAGCGGGCCAGACGAATTACCAATAACAAAAGACGTAAAAAAAATACTTTCTTACATATAACTAGCATATTTTCAGTCGTTAACAACTATTACTAAATTATAAATACCTGGTTTTATGGTCGTTAGACCACTTGACTTTTAGCCAAGATGTCGTATATTTGTAGCATGAGATATAATAGAGGAACAGAAGTAACATTAGACAAGTTTAAATCATTAAACGTTGTTATTGGGTCAATTGATAAGTATAACCCAAAAACTTTATACATTAGAATTAGTGGTTGGGGTAACCCAATTAATTATTATGAAAATAATGACTATAAAGTCATAATAAGAAATTTCGATAAAAAAATTAGAAGTTGTTTATTTAGAGAATTAAACTCAGATTTTAATAAAACCATGACTATGGTTGATTTAGATATGAGGGATTCTGGCATTGTTGATAATAAATCCAGTTTCATGAGTTGCGAAATAACCTTATTTCAAACAAATAATTATTTGTTAGATTCTGAAGATATATCTAAAGAACTTAATCGGGTAATTAAACTTGTATTAAAGGATGTATTCGAAAATAACAATCATTTCAAATTTTTTAAGAAAAAAAAGTCAGCAAAAGAATTATTAATTAAAGCCTAATCATAAAGATTAGGTTTTTTTATGTTTATTAGCATATTTATTGAGAAAGAGTATAATATGTCAGATGAATATAAAATAATTAGAGGGGGTAAAACTGGTACGGGTTTACTTATAGAGGGTGACGCTGGTTTTATCGAACCTAATGATTTAAGAAATAGACCATTCATTAATGAGGTTAGTAAGATAGGTAGTACTAGTCAAATTATGATTGAACCCCTTATATTATTTGTTGTATTACAAAAATATGGAGTTGAGAATAGAAACGGTAGAATTTACCCAGAACACATATTAAAGAGAGAAGCTAAAAACTACGAAGAGCTTATCAGAAATAGATTGGCCATTGGCGAATGCGTTCCAAAGGGTACTGAAATTTTCACGGAAAATGGTTGGGTAGAAATTCAAGATATGAATGTTGGTGATAATATATTCACTTTAAATGTCGAAAATAATCAATTGGAGATACAACCAGTTATTAGAACTACCAATAAGAAATATGAGGATGATATGATTCATATATATAATTCATCATCATTGGATATGTTAGTAACTAAAAAACATAAAATAGTTTTATGGGATAGAAATGATAAACCATACATATTAACCGCTGAAGAATTATATGATAAAATAAATAAAAATGATTCTAGAATATCACATTCATATATTAGAAATTCTGGTGAATGGGTTGGTGATGATGTTACACATATTAACATACCTAACTCTAATTATTCAATTGATGCAGAATTATGGGCGAAATTTTTAGGTATATTCCTAGCCGATGGTCATTGTTCTGGAACTAGAGGTGGTCAAATAAAAAATGCTGTTATTATTACTCAAGTAAAAGATAAATCATCTTTAAAGGTTATTGAAATGTTAGATGAATTACCTTTTGAATATTCAATTAGTGATGATAGACAATATATAATTTATGATGAAGCATTACATAAATTTTTATTTGAATTAGGTAATTCAGAGGAAAAATTTATACCTAACTACGCTAAAAATTGGAATGTTGGGTTATTAAACACTCTATTAGATTGGATGCTTTTGGGTGATGGTAGGAATAGAACTGACAGAAATGGTAACTTGATGAAAGAATATTATACGATTTCAGATAAACTTTCGGAAGATGTTTTTGAGGTTATGCTCAAAATATCAAATGGTGCGACATTTAACAAACGAATTCAAGAAGATAGGTATATTACCGACACTAAATTTATTACTGAAGAAGTTGAAGTTGATGGGATGTTAGAGTTAATTAAAAGGGAAGTTAAAGTTAAAAGATTAATTAAAGCTATTAATTCAAAACCTTTACATATAATATCAGAAAGACGTGCTAAAGGTATCACGTTAGATACTAGATTTACTAAAGCTGAAAAAGTACCGTTTAATGATAATGTTTATTGTGTTACAGTTAACAATGGAACTTGGTTAATGAGATATAATGGGAAAATTTCTTGGACACATAATAGTGACCACCCAGAATCATCAGTAATTTCAAACAGTAGAGTTTCACACGAAATCAAAAAAATTTGGTGGGAAGGTCATACGCTTGTTGGTGAAATAGAAATCATTATGTCACCTGGTTTTATCAATCAAGGAATCATTTCTTGTGAAGGTGACCAAATAGCTAATATGCTAAGAAAAGGAATTCGTGTTGGTGTATCTTCAAGAGGTGTTGGTTCACTAGAAGAAGTTGCTGGTAAATTATTGGTGCAAGATGATTTTGAATTAATTTGTTGGGATATTGTGACTAGTCCTAGTACTCCAGGCTCATATATGTTTAACAAAAGGTCTGACGCTCAGCCATTTATGGAAGGTGAAGAAAAGGGAAAAGACCTATTAATAGATAAATTAAATAAATTTTTACTATAAATATTTTTAATAAATTACGAAAATTTAAGTTTTTTTTACTTAAATCAGGTATTTTAAGAAAATAACACATATTTATTAAGTAAACGTATGATTTTTATTATACACAATTATAAAACAGCTTAAAAAACAAAAGAAATGGCAGACAAGAAAAAGTCTATTATAGAAGAAGCACTAGCGGAATTTAGCCTTATTGAGGAAACATTAAATTCAAATGCTAAAGAAATACTTCGTTCCGTTGCGAAAGAAGAAATTACAAGCACGCTAAACGAATCCTTATACGAAGATGAGGATGAATACGATATCGAAGATATCGATAATGTTGACGGAGAACCTGAAATGGGTTCTGATGTTGACACATTACCAGTTGATGATGCTTCAGATGCTGCACCAGATTTCGGTGGAGAAGAAGAAGGCTCTGAAGAACTTGGATTAGATAGTATTGGAATGGACACTGGAGAAGAAGACTTAAGTCTTGAACCAGAAGAAGGTAGCGAGGACTACGGATTAGACATGACTAGTGCATCAGACGAGGAAGTTATCTCAGTTTACAAAAAATTAAGCGGAGAAGACGAAATAGAAGTTGTATCATCACAAGAAGTAATAATAAAAGACCCAGTATCAGGGGCAGAATACAACGTTAAAATGAACGGTGGTGGTGCAGACGAAAGTCTTATCGACCAAGGTGAAATGGATGTTGATGATTTTGAACCAGAA